ATGTTTAGTCGTATTGCAGATCATTTCTTAGATATGGCTGCAAGGATGGCTGCGGCTCAGTTACAGAAAGGAATATTGAGTTTGTTTAACTTTGGAGCAAATCCTATCGGTGGTATAGATCCTTATAAGAATATTGGAAGTAATCCAATGGCTACAAGTTATTTCCAGAAGAAAGCAGCAGGAGGCCCAGTATCAGGGGGAACTCCTTATGTTGTTGGAGAAAAAGGCCCAGAATTATTTGTTCCAGGTTCTAGCGGTAATATCGTCCCAAATCATGCAATGGGAGGAGCAAATATTGTTGTTAACGTAGATGCTTCTGGTTCGGCAGTTCAAGGTGATGGAGGGCAAGCAGAAGAATTAGGAAGTATGCTGGCAGCAGCAGTTCAAGCTGAACTTGTTAATCAGCAACGACCTGGAGGACTCTTAGCAGGTACACGTTAATGGCAACATTTCCTTCAATTACTCCGCAATATGGAGTTCAAAAAAGATCAGCACCTAATAAACGTGTGGTTCGTTTTGCTGATGGTTATGAACATCGAATTTTATTTGGGTTGGACGCACATACAAATCCAAAAGTGTATTCTTTAAAGTTCGCAGTATCAGAAACAGATGCAGACACCATAGAAACATTTTTAGACGCAAGAGCATTAGATCAAGCTAGTTTTGATTTTACGCCACCTGGAGAGGGTTCAGCTTCTAAATTTGTTTGTGAGTCATGGAGTAAATCTATTCCTTATCTAAATAGAGCAACAATTACAGCAACATTTAGGGAAGTATTTGAGCCATGAGTTTAGATCCTATTATTGATAATTTGCAGAGTACAAATCCATCTGCAATTATCGAATTATTTGAACTAGCTCTAGATTCTACGTTACATGGTAGTCAAACTACTATGACGTATCGTTTTCATGCAGGAAGTAATTTAAACGCAAATGGTGAGATTATTTGGCAAAGTAATACATACTTAAGATACCCCGTAGAAGCAAGTGGTTTTGCTTTTAAGAAAGGGCAGTTACCTAGACCAAATTTAACTGTTAGCAATGCTCTATCTTTAATGAGTCTTGTCATGTTGGAAGTTAATGAAATAACTGCTGGCAACGATTTAACAGGTGCAAAAGTAACAAGGATCAGAACATTAGCTAAGTTTTTAGATGCTGGAAATTTTTCTGGTGGCAATGGAGACGCAGCCAATAATGAATTTCCAAGAGAGATTTATTATATAGACAGAAAGTCTGCCGAGAATAGAGATATTGTTATTTTTGAGTTAGCAAGTATTAGTGATTTAGCAGGAATAAGATTACCCAAGAGACAATGCACAAGAGATATATTTCCTTCTATTGGTACGTTTATTTAATGGATTGGAAAGAAAAAGCTTTAGAACACGCTAAAGAAGAAGATCCTAAAGAATCTGTTGGTTTGTTGTTAAATATTAAAGGTAAAAAGATTTATTATCCTTGTCATAATTTATCAACCTATTCTCATCAGTGTTTTATTTTAGATCCAGAAGATTACGTTAAAGCAGATAGTTTAGGACAAATAGTTAGTGTAATACATTCACATCCAACGACTCCAGCAGCAGCGAGTGAAGCGGATCGAGTTAGTTGTGAAGCCAGTGGATTGCCTTGGCATATTGTAAATCCTAAGAATGAAGAATGGGGATACTACGAACCAACAGGCTATAAACCGAAGTTAAAAGGAAGACCTTGGTGTTGGGGCGTAACTGATTGTTGGAGTTTAGTTAGAGATTGGTATTTAGAAGAAAGGGGGATTGATTTAATGGATTGGGAGCGACCTGTTACACCTGAAGAATTTTTAGAGAAGCCTATGTTTGAAGATTGTGCAAAAGCAACAGGTTTTCGCTTATTAAAACCAGAGGAGAAGCTAGAGAATGGTGATCTTTTGTTTATGTCAATTATGGGTAAAGGGTTAAATCATGTTGCGATCTTTTTAAATGGGGAAGTTTTACATCATTTAGCAGATCGTTTAAGTTGTCAGGAACCTTATTCCGAATGGTTGCTAAAATGTACGGGAGGCAGGTATCGGTATGTTGAAAACAATTAAATTGTATGGTGATCTAAAAGAGATCACAGGACATAGCGAGTTAGATGCTCATGTAAATAGTGTTGGAGATTCTATAAGGTTTTTATTAATGAACTGGCCTCAATTAGAGGCACATATGAATACACAGTATTACCAAGTTTTAACTGATGGAACGGAGATAGGAGAAGAAGAAATTCATTATCCAGTAGCAGAAGAGATTAAGATTGTTCCTGTTATCACTGGTGCTGGAGGAGGAACAGGAAAGATTTTGGCAGGAGCAGCGATAGTTGGCTTGGCATTTGCTACGGGAGGAGCAAGCCTGGCATGGACAGCAGCCGTTCCTGGTGTAACTCCTGCTGTCTTCGCAGGGATCTCAACGACAGCTTTAGGGAGTATTGCTCTGAATGTTGGAATCGGATTGGCATTATCTGGAGTATCGGAATTATTGTTCCCTACTCCAAAGCCAGAAAAGTTTGAAAACGATCAAGATCCACGTATTTCATTTGCTTTTGGTGGGACACCAAACACATCCAGAGCAGGAACAACACATCCAATCGTTTACGGTGAAATAATGACTGGCTCGACAGTTATTAGTATGAACTTAACGACTGATCAGGTGACAGCATGAGCAAAATAATACGAGGATCTGGTGGTGGTAGACCTAAATCTCCTCCTAAACCAACCCGTGCGCCTGATACTTTAAACAGTAGGCAGTTTGTAACGCTCCAAGATTTAATCAGTGAGGGGGAAATAGAAGGTTGGGCTACGGCATCTAAAGAAAACAGAACAAAAGGAACAACTGCATACAATAATGCTGCGTTAAAAGATGTTTACTTAGATGACACTCCAGTTCTTCAAGCATCCGCAGATTCTACAAATCCTCAAACAACTGATTATAACTATCAAGACGTAACTTTTGTTCCTCGTTTTGGAACGTCAGATCAAACTTATATAGATGGAATAGAACAGTCTTCAAGCCCTGTAAGTGGATTTCCTAAACCATGTACTGCATCAAGTCCAGCGACTCAAGAGATTACAAATGCCGATACAGATGCAGTTCGTGTCACAATCAACTTTCCTCAATTACAGGAAGCAACAGATAAAGGAGATTTATTGGGACGTTCTGTAGAGCTAAAAGCAAGTGTTGAATATGGGAGTGGAAATGGTTTTACTGAGGTTTTTAGTGACACAATCACAGGTAGAACGAGCGACTCTTATTCAAAGGATTATCGAATAACGCTAACCAGTGCCACAAGACCAGCAACTATAAAGATTGAAAGAGAAACAGCAGATAGTACTTCAAGTTCAATCGCTGATGAATTTAATGTCTTATCAATGCAAGAATTAGTAGATGACCATCAAGCTTATGCTAATAGTGCCTATGCAGCCTTGACGCTTGATAGTAAAATAGTAAGTAATATTCCAAGTAGAAAATATAAGATAAGGGGTGTGAAAATCAGGATTCCAGGTGCAGGAGCAAGTGGTTCTGGAACACCAACTGTTGATAGTGCTACAGGTAGGATTATCTATCCAACTGGTTATATATTTAATGGAACAATGGGTGCAGCGCAGTGGTGTTCATGCCCTGCGATGGTATTACTTGATCTACTTACTACCGTTAGATATGGCTTAGGAGATCACATTGCTGATAGCAACTTAGATTTATTTAGTTTTGTTAATGCTTCAAAATTTGCAAATGAATTAGTTGACGATGGAGAAGGAGGTACAGAAGCAAGATTTAGCTGCAATGTTAATATTTTATCTGCAAGTGAAGCATTTAATTTAATTGAAGAGTTATGCGGAGTTATGAGATGTATGCCGATATGGAGTGCAGGAACAATAACGATTGCACAAGATAAGCCTACTGATGCAAGCTTTTTATTCAGTCTTGCAAATGTAACTGAAGAAGGGTTTTCTTATTCTGGATCGTCACTCAAGACCAGACATTCTGTAGTGGCTGTTAGTTACTACAATATGGATTCAAGAGAAGTAGATTATGAGGTTGTAGAAGATAGTGCAGCAAAGACGAAGCTAGGAGTTGTTAAAAAAGATGTAAGAGCTTTCGCTTGCACAAGCCGTGGTCAAGCTCAAAGATTAGGAAAAGCAATACTTTTTGCGGAACAAAATGAGTCAGAGGTCGTTGCATTTACAACATCTGTAGATGCTGGAGTAACAATTAGACCTGGGGCTGTCATAGATGTAAACGATCCAGTTCGTAGTGGTGCCAGGCGATCTGGTCGCATAAAAACTGCAACTACAACTTCAATTACTGTTGATGACACACAGGGGCTATCAACATTCGGGGGAGCGAATAAAAAGGTAAGTGTATTGATGCCTGATAATTCTGTAGAAGTGAGAGATGTCCTAAGTATTACTGATGGTGTTATTAGTTGGGCTTCTGCTTTATCAGAAGTACCTAATGTCAATTCAATCTGGTTTTTAGTTAGCGATACAGTCGAAGCTCAAAAATTTAGAGTAATCACAGTAGAAGAAGCTGAAGGCATTAATTATAAGATCACAGCTTTATCTTATAGACCAAATAAATACGCAAATATTGAGCAGGGTTTAAGTCTACCTGCTAGAAATATATCAATATTAAATGCTCCAGCAGAACCACCTACAAGTATTAGTTTTGATGAGAAAACGGTTGTAAGAAATGGAGTTGCAATCTCAAGGTTATTTGTTACTTGGGTTCCAGTTAAAGGAGTCAGTCAGTATCTAATCCAGTATCGTTTCTCAAATGGAAATTATGAAAGTCAAGTTGTATTTAGACCAGACATCACAATAGATAATAGCGAACTTGGAACGTATGAGTTTGAAATATTCTCCTTCAATGCTGCATTAGAAGTTTCTAATACATCTTTAAGTCAATCATTTAATGCTCAAGGTAAAACAGCACTTCCAGCAGATGTTCAGAATTTAACAGCAGAGCCAGTCGGTATCAATTTGATGCGATTGAGGTGGGACAAATCCACTGATGCAGATGTGCTACATGGAGGAAGGGTTTATGTTAGGCACTCCAATAAGACGGATGGATCTGGTACGTTCGCAGGTTCAGTTGATCTTGTAAATGCTCTAGCTGGTAATACTTCTGAGGCTGTCGTTCCAGCATTAGAAGGTGAATACATTTTGAAATTCCAAGATGATGGAGGTCGATTCTCTTCTGGTGAAACCAGTATTGTCATTGATCTTCCAGATATAGGTCAGCAGCTTGCAGTTCTAACGAAAAGAGAAGACTTGCTTGCTCAACCTTATTGCTCTGCTTCTGGTTCGGGTAGTTGCACCGCTACAAAAACAAATGTCACTTATACAAGTGGAGCTTTGCAGCTAACAGATCCTTCAGCGAATCAATCGGGAACCTATGAATTTGCAGACACTTTAGATTTAGGTGGTGTTTTTACTTTGACGTTGAAAAGACATATTCAAAGTTTAGGTGTATTAGTTGGAAATAATATTGATTCTTGGGGCAATGTTGACGATGTTGCTAACTGGGATGGAGATCCAGCTAATGATACTGATTGTCAAGTTTATGTGAAAACAAGTACGGATGCTTCTAGTTATGGGGCTTTTAATGTTTTCGCCAATGGTGAATTTAAAGCTAGAGCTTTTAAGTTCAAAGCCAATCTGTCCACACTAAATACAAATCAAAATGTAAATGTTCAGCAGTTAGGTTATACGGCAATTCTTCAATCAAGAACAGAACAAAGTACAACAACGATTGCATCAGGAACAACTGCGGGAGGAAAAACGATCACATTTGAGAAACCGTTCTTTGTTGGTACTGCTTCTCTTGGTGGAGCTAATTCTTATTTGCCTAGTATTGGTATTACTGCACAAAACATGACTAATGGAGATTATTTTACAATTACAAGTGTTTCAGGTACAGGTTTTACAGTTAAGTTTATGAATGGCTCATCCTCGACTGCTCTTGATAAAAACTTTACTTATCAGGCTGTGGGTTTCGGCAAAGGGGTATAGAATGATTGAAACCGTAGAAGATTAGTGTCTCAGGTCACAAACTACACCGTAGACAATGCAGCAGGAAACGTAGTTCGTGCTGACATTAATACTATTTTAGAAGCGATAAGAACAAATAATAGCGGCGGCTCAGATCCTAGTAATCCGATAAAGTTTATGCTTTACGGAAAATCAAGCGATGATACTTTAAGGATTTACGATGGTTCAAATTTTAGAGTTATAGGAGATGTAGGAGAGGATAACTTAGGTTTGATTGCTAAGACAGGCGGCACCATGACAGGTGCTTTATTGGCTGATGATGCTGCTGGCGCAAGCGCACCTGCTCTAAGTTTTGATGGGGATGCAGATACGGGGATCTTCAGGAAGGGAGCAAATACTATTGGCTTGGCAACTGCTGGAACAGAAAGAGCTTTTATTGATAGCGATGGTTTAACGATCCAAGCGAGAGGAGACATAAGACTCGCTGATTCTGATAGTAGTAATTTTGTAGCGTTACAAGCTGCTGCAACTGTTAGTTCAAGTATCACTTTTACTCTTCCCTCG